GGATATGCGTGAGTTCTTGGAAGTCGCCAAACTCCCCCAATATGACACGATTGCCATCGATCCGATTGGTGAACTCATGGAAAAACTCAAGCGGTTCATGGTTGCCCAGAACGACTCAAAACTCGTGCAAAAGGACGGTGCGCCGACGATGGCTGGCTGGGGCTGGCTTAAAAAGACCATGCGGGATTATGTAAAAGTCCTGCGCGATCTTGGCAAACACGTTATTATTGTTGCCCACCTTGAGGAATCAAAGGATGAGGATCGGATGATTAAACGGCCGAAGGTTGAAACTAAGCTTTCGGATGAACTGGTCAGTATCGTCGATATCGTCGGTTACATGACTGTCACTACCAGTCAGGAAGGCGAAGAAAAGCGGATCATTATCGTCGACCCATCAAATGACAAATACACGGCCAAGGATCGGACAGGGCAACTCGGCAAGATTATCGAGCCGGATTTTTCAAAGATTATCGATGCCTGCCAAGGTACTAAAACATTCGCCTGGAGCAAACAGAAACCCGAGGAACCATTGCCACCCACTGATGAGAAAAAGTCCAAGAAGTCAGCCAAGGTAGCTGAACCCAACGAGGTAGAGGCTGAAGAAGTTGAACAAAAACCGGAACGTTCAACCACGCCAGCGTCCGAAAAACAACTAAAATTCTTTTACAGTCTGATCCTGGCGAAGTATCCATCCCTTGAAGAGTATGCAGAAAAACATAGTGTTGACCTGAATAAATTAACTGATCAGGATGTCACGGAACTGGCGAAGGCACTCATGAATGGCACAACGTCTGAGGACGGAGGGGACGATGAAACTGACCCAGCGACTGTATAACGATCAAGTTGAGATCGATTTCTGGCCGGAAAGTCATCGGTACCAGCTGAAGGGCCGGAAAGATTATCTTGTTTCTGTTACCGGAGCAACGGGCGTCCTCGATAAATCCCGGGCATTGCTGCCCTGGGCGACGCGACTCAATGCCAGCCATATTCTCAACTTTTTGGACGGCAAAGCTGGACAAATGCTGTCAGTCGAGGAGATCCTGCCGATTGTCGAGGAATCGGTCAAACAGTACGAACTTGCCCGGGATCGGGCGGCGACCATCGGTGGCCTTGTCCATGATTGGATTGAGAGTTATGCCAACGCCAAGATCAATAAAACTGAGCTTCCACCGCTGCCGGATGACATCAACCTCTTGCCAGGCATTAACGCCTTCCTATCGTGGGAACGTGACCACCATGTTGTGTTTGTAGCTGCTGAACGACTCGTATTTTCGCAAAAGTATGAATACGTTGGGTTACTTGACCTACTAGCCTATGTGGATGGTGTACTGACCCTAATCGACAACAAGACCTCTGGTGGGATCTACACCGATATGCGTTATCAGGTGACAGGCTATCGGCTCGCCTATGAGGAAGAACATGGGCCAGTGATTGGTAATCAGATGCTGCTGCGGATCGACAAGGAAACTGGCGTTCCTGCCGTCCATGAGATGAGTAAAGAGGAACATGAGGCTAATATCCCGATTTTCCTGGCATGTCTGGCAATCAAAAAGCGCGAAAAGGAATACGCAAAGGGGTGGTCATGACAGTTACAAACATCGAGATTATCCCCGTCCGACCAAAGGACGGCCTGGTCGCATTCGCTAATTGCACCATCGACAACCAGTTATCCATCGCCTCGATTGCAATCTATACACGCATGAAAGGTGGCTATCGGTTGGTATTTCCCGGAAAAAAATTAGGTGATACACAAGTGAACTACGTCGTTCCGACCAGTCGGGAATCTTACACTGCCATAGAAAATGCCATTGTTAATAAATACGAGAAACTTCTGGAGGAAGCCAATGAGTGAACTACCTCTTTTTATCCTGGTTATCCTGAGTAATATGATTGCTTACCAGTTCGGCAAGGTCATTGCTATCGGCAATATGGCAGGTGATCTACGTAATCTTGAGGAAACCTGGGGGAAAATGAAACAGGATCTTCGTCTGATGCAGGATATGGTCGATACTTGTCACCGGGAACACGAACAGACACCAAAGGAGCAAGCATGAAAAATATCATCAGCGTATTCCTACCCTACGATGGTGACCGACTCCAATTTGAGAAGGATCTGGCCGATAAACTGAGCGATGGGTTCATGATCCTCAACATTCATCAGTCTGAGAAGGGTGTGTATTATGTCCTGATTCGTGACAATACCATTCGGGATGAAGGGACAGGAGCACATATTATCAAATGAAAATAACTATCGTTGGGTTACTACCACGACAACACAGGATCGTAACTGATTGGTATCCAAATCGTGAATTTCAGTTTGTCGCTGCCGAATCAATCAGAAAAAGAACTTTCGGTGTCGGCAAAGTTGTGTATATGCGAAAGTTTATTAACCACCGAATATCGGAGTACTCAGACCGCAATTCGATATTCTGTGATGGTGGTATGAGCCAACTACGGGAGGTAATCAAAAACCTATGAACAAAGAATTATTCAAAGACCATAAATCACACATAAAATGTCCGCCAGCCCATCAAACAGGTATCCAAGAAAACTGTTGCTGCGTCGGGCATCCATGTACCCAAACCCTCTGGCTGGCATCACTGGACACCACCGGGGATATTGCCAAACGAGTCCAACGGTTTGCTAGGGTAACCAAACCCAAGAAAAAGAAAGGTACATCATGAAAATACTCATCATAATTCTTATGGCAATCGGGCTATTATTCACTGTTCAATCTGCCCAAGCTGCCGACTGCACGCACCCCGTTGACCTCCCCCCGGCCGACATCCCGGCTCAAGTCCAAGCACAACCAGAAAATACCTGTCTGCGCTTACCGGATGAGCAGATACCACTGACGGCTGCGATCCACCCCAAAAACGGACAAACGATCTTCGGCCAAGCAAATACTGTTCTGACACCAGCTACGGCCCGTGTGGACGGCTTTGTCCTCGAAAACGTCTCCGGGGTCACCATTAGCAGTGTGAAGCTTGTGAGTACCCTTACCTACGGCTCTGACCTGGGGTACGGCACAGGTTTCAAGCTCATGAATACTGATGGGATCTCCATTATTGGCAACACGGTGGATGGAATGTTTGCGGGCATTGATTCCCGCTTGGGAGCCAAGGACCTCACTATTACTGGCAACACCCTGACCATCCACGCAGGAGCCTTTGCGGGCGATTCTGACTGGAATGGCGGAAACCCATCTTTTAGTCCGACGCTTACCTCTGCCTATGTTTTCGATACCTATCCAAACACTCCGGTTGAGTCGTTGCCTGGCGCACTCCCGATCTGGCAGCAATCACAGGCTGTCTTCTGTCCCTACGCCAATGGCGTCCCCCAGGATTGCCCTGAGCGGGTTGGGGCCGTCGTTGTTCCGCGCATGATCGACCCATCGCAAAACCCAGGATTACTCTGGTTTCGGCCATCACCGAATCCGTCTAATGGATCACCATTCTTCGGGGTCAAGGGCGCACTCATCAACATCGACAGCGAGGAGGTGGTCGTAACTCCTGGCGGAACAGTAAATACCAACCCGCGTGCTGAGAACATTATCATTACCGCCAACATTTTGCGTGGCCTGGATCCCACCTGCGACCCGACACAGGGGATCGAACCCCAGTACTATCCGCTTCCGCCATCCGATAAACAGCACGCCAAGCGGGGGATGCTCATTACAGGTGTGCGTGATCTGATAATCAGTGCCAATACAGTTCAATGTCTCAACTTCTCGGGGATCGTGGTTGCAGACGCCAAAGACGTAACGATGGGCTACAACCTCCTGCAATACCTTGAGCGGGCAATCTACCTGTTTCACACCACCGAGACGGTCAATATCAATAACAACCAGATTCTTGATAATACCGGCGGGGCCGGAAATAGCGCAGCAGCCCTCGAAATTGCCCGCTACGCCAAAGAGGTCACCATCGAGAACAATACTTTCAGTCGGGTGATTGGGTTCGGGATTCGGGCAACTTCTACTGCCAATCAATGGGAACGGCTCATCAGCAGCAATATCTTGAATAATACGATCACGATGGCGATTGAACACCGAACTGCCAATATCCCGATTACCCTCAACAATGCCTCTGGTACGCTCGTATCAGGCAATACGCTCACCAATGGCCTCTGGGGGATGGAACTGCGTCAGGATTGCAACCAGGTCGGCTACACGTTCAAAAACTGGTACCATGCCAACCACTTCACCCAATTCGAGGCCGCAGCTTTTCACGAAGTGAAGTGTGCCAGTATCCCATTTTTCAAACAGAACGGCTATCTGAGCAATACCAAGGCGAATGTCAGTATCCTGCTCTCCCGTAACTCGAATGAGTATTTGTTACAGCGAATTATCAATCCAACTACCTATCCAACGCCATTTGCGTGGTTTGCGACGCAGTACCTATAAGAATTTGCGTGGCTTGGATATTTAGGCACCGACTGGGCCTTAATAAGCCCGGCCGAAGAATGCCATCATAGGTAGGCCACCTATGGCCACAGGAGAAGCTGGGAATAATTACCCTGGTTATCCCAAAGAATATCCATTGAAAAAACCCCCAGGCGTTCTCTGCGCAGTTCTTATGACGCCACTAGCTACGCAGGTCGCTACGCGTTTCAAGGCAGGACAAATACAAAGGGTAGGAGTCATGACTGAGAGTATGTTCAAAACCTGCCACCTGCACCGAGGGCGTCTGGGACACATAGAACACGAAAGTAGTTGGCATAGGAAAGAGGTGTAATGAGCGACCTAACTAAAAGAGAAAGATGGACACCTCAACTCAAGTATGTACATCAAACACGATTGATTCTCGGTTTTATCCTAGGGGTAATCACTGGTCTACTACTTGGCTAATTAACAACCAGATGCCTTGTCTGGTGGGCCCCTGGAGAGCCAAGAACCTGCCTTGCAGCGATCCAGGACACAGTTGTAGGTAGCGTATGCCCTTAGAATCGGAAATATCGGAATGAGGCAGTAGGCCGAGGCGGTAGCTACCTCCCACCAACACAGGGCGTCTGGAGAATGGAGAGAAGGATGAAATTCGAGATAGAGATTGATGAGGAAAAAGTCCGTGGTTTATTAACAGAAGGTTACCATGTAGAAGATCTACCACGGCAGGTTGCCTATGCAGTGCAGCAGAAAGCAAAAGAGATTTTGGCTAACCAAATAGTTAATGAAAACACATACTCCACTATTGGGAAGGACGATCTAGCTTCTGACATTAAAAAGATTGTCTTGGAGAAATTGACACCGGCCATTGAGAGTATAGTCGAAGATCGAATGACAAAAAGATGGGGGACACACCAACTCGAAGAAGAGCTAGCCAGAATTATTGATACCAAGATTCATAACATCATCGAGGAAAAATCCGCCAAAATACTCAGTCGCCTGATGGTGGTAATTGAACCCGACCCCCAGCAAGTAGCGGAGGAATAATGGCACACCCAGACCTGACCCAATTAGTTGCCGATGAAATTATCAAATTCACGGGTACGACGTTTTTTGACCACAAAAGCGTAGAAAAGTGGCTCATAGATTCCTACCAGCGAGTGATCGCTCGGACGATTGAGATCGTGGATGAGCTACCCTACGAACCAGAGCCACGAGATGTACCAGGCTTTGAGGGGATGAAAGAGCAGTTAGAAAAGTTGACGATACGGAAGGAGCCAAGCCATGAAGAATGACGAGTGTAAACTATGCCAACGCAAAGCACCAAGCAAATGTAAACGGCATGCATCGAAGGCAAGTATTCGCAAAGTGAAGTATTTTACAGAAGAAGAATGTAAGGCCCGAGAACAGACTGCCAGGGCTGAAGGGGCGAGGGAGGTATACAGTGAGAGAAATAGGCTTGTCTCGGCACTGAGCAAGTTATTCGAAAGTCATCTCTGCCGCCATCCAAATAGTGATACGTCTTGGGAAGATAACTGGAGAAACATTGTCTGTATTCATCTCCCAACTGGACAGGCGACGTGGCACATTCACGATGATGATTTGCTACTGTTTGCTCACCTGGTACAGCAAGATGAGGTGCGCGGGGCAACCCCCAACCACTGGGATGGTCACACGACGGAAGAGAAATATAAACGACTTGCTGCCCTCAAGCAACTCGACCAAGAGACGGAAGGGAGTGATGATAAATAAACCAAAGAAAATATGGGTAATTACCGATACCCATTTTAACCATCCTGGAATTATTGAGATGGGCAGGCCAGAGGATTATCAGGAGCAAATACTTTACAACTGGAGAGTGGTTGTCGATGATAACGATCTCGTCATTCATTTGGGTGATGTTATATTCAATCGCCAAACAGAATTAAAAGGGATTATGGATTCACTCCCTGGAACAAAAATTCTTGTACGTGGTAATCACGATCATCGCCCATCATGGTACCTCAATCGGGGCTTTACATGGGCCTGTGACGCGATGGAGTACCGTGGTGTATACTTTACCCACATTCCTTCTAGACACCTTCCACCAGGTTGTGAGGTCAATATCCATGGCCATCTCCACACCGGTAATCATCGGCTTGATGAAATTGCTAAACGACCGTGGCACATTAAACTATCCCTTGAGGAGGTTGGATATCGACCAATCCTTCTTGAGGAAGCGAAAGAATTACAATGGTAGCGACCCATAATGATAAAAATGGTATATTATAAGTAAGCCTCCCCTCGATCCGCATGATCTGTCTTTTCTACAGGAATACCGCACTGCAAGGCTAAAGGAGAGAGTATTAACAGACTAAGTATTGCGTTAACCATTCTTTGCACACTTTTAGTAGTAGGATATGCCGAGCGTGCTGGAGGACTATGGTCTGGAGCGGAAAACAAATTGAGTCGGTCAGAAGTAGCATTTTTACAGATGCCACCTCGGCCGACTTTTTTAGTAGCAAAAAAGGAGGAACATGTTACCTTTGTTATCGGTGATCCTATTCATACTATTATCCCTCGGGATACTCGGACTACTACCGCGCAAACAGACGAATCATACTCACCACCTCGGACACAATCCAGACGATTGTCCGAACAAGAAACCAGAGCAATCATCGAATCATCTATCGGTAGCCAATCCTATATCCGAGTCCTTGTTAACCAAATCAGGCACGAGTCCGGTTTCCAAACAGCCGTTATATCGGGAACAGGTGATTACGGTATCGCGCAAATCAACCTCCGGAGTCATCCAGACATCACAGCTGATCAGGCGTTCGATCCTAACTGGTCGCTTCGTTGGTTTTCAGGAGTGATGGCCGATAAAATCAACCGTCTTGGCCTGCGGGCAGCCCTGGCAGCCTATAATGCCGGGGAAGGCGGGATTAAAAACCCAAAAAGCAAAGGTTGGCAGTATGCCGACAAGATTCTTGCCATGTGACCCGGGGCGTAAGCCCCTATGCGGACGTAGCTCAAGGAGAGCAGTCGCTTCGGCGACAGGTTGGTGGCTCGTACCCACTCGTTCGCTCCAACTGGCCACATGGGGCAACCTATGGGGTCACAAGTAGCCCTAGTGTATTTATCTTCACCCCACTACCTTAACAAGGAGGAATCATGCCATGTTGGAAATCGGCACGACCAGCACGGCAACCTATCCAGCGAGCCTGATTCATCGGTTTGTTGAGTTTCTGAAGATTGTCCTCTCTGGTTTTGATGTTGATTGGCAGTATGACGTGCAATTGGCCGTGCGAGAGGCATTGGGTAATGCCTATTATGTTTCTATCGCTCACGATTGGGATATTACCCTTGAGGTAACTGTCTATCCATCACATATCAAATTCATGGTTGAAAACATGGGTACGTTTGACTACAGCGAATGGATGGAGCGTGACTTGCCCGACCACCAGGCCGTATCGGGCCGGGGGATCTGGATTATGCGCCAACTCACGACCGACATGTTCTACACCATCGTTAATAATCGTACGCAACTGTATTTGTTTTTCCGCTATGAGTAATCAGAAGCTTGGTATTTGTCCACTGTGTGGTATCCATGGCCCACTAACTGAACACCATGCAATTTGGCCGGGACGTAAAAAGGGATCACGGTACTACAAACACCCGATGCGAGACATAATGGTCATCCTCATCTGCCGATTGTGCCATGATATTATCCACGAATACTACGGTGAAACACGCTACCAACGACAGGCATGATTCTTTCTGGGGAGCCACACACTCCCCACCTTCCCTTGGCCCATGATGGGGATAGTGTGTCTCGACCGCACACTGTTTGAGCTTCTCTTGTCATGGGCTGTGGGGAGGTATGTGATGTTTCAACGAAAATACCGTAATCAGCGGGTCATGAACACGAAGGGAACCTTCGATTCAAAAATGGAATTTGGTGATTATCTCTGGCTTGAGTCACTTCTAAAGGCAGGGAAGATCATAGGGCTTGAGAAACAGGTGAAGTTCGAGATTCGGATGAATGGCAAGTTGTGGCGTACCCACAGGGTTTATTTTCGTGTCACCTTGCCTGACGGCCGCCAGAAGTACGTGGAAACTAAAGGATTCGCCACTGAGATCTGGAAGCAAAAGCGGGATGCGATTCTCTTGCTCTATCCGGAGGTCATCTATCTTACGAACCCAACAGAGCGGGAATTATTGGCATAGGGGGAGGTTGTGGTATATTGGGGTGAATCGTGGGAGGTATTATGGCCGAAAAACTATTGTGGCCGATTGAGAAGTTGAAGAATTGGGATAAGAATCCCAGGACAATCAATAAAGACGATTTTGATCGTCTTAAACGGCAAATTAACCAATTGGGGCAATACAAGCCGTTGATTGTAACGACGGACGGGGTAGTTCTCGGTGGGAATATGCGTTTGCGGGCTTACAAGGATCTTGGTATTTCTGAGGTTTGGGTAAGTGTCGTCGACGCACCGACAGAAAAGGAATGGGTGGAATACGCCTTATCTGACAATGATCGGGCAGGGGAATATGACCAACAGAAACTAGCTGAATTAGTCCTGGCTGTCCCATCATTGCGGTTGAATGATTATCATGTCGACCTTTCAAAATCCACCCCGCTGGCCGATCTGGCTGACCGATTCCAACCAAGCAGTGAAAATCCACCGAGCCTTGATCGACTCAATGAGAAGCAAGTAACCTGTCCGGAATGTGGCCATGAATTTACGGCTTGATTGGTGTACCCACCAAGCAGCGAAATATGCCTGTGAGAGTTTTCACTATTCCCACAGCCTCCCTGCGGGTAAACTCGTGAAGATCGGGGTGTGGGAGGATGAAAAGTTCATTGGATGCGTTCTCTTTAGTCGTGGGGCCAACAACCACATTGGTAGCCCATACGGACTAGATCAAACACAGGTATGTGAATTAACGAGGGTCGCTTTGAGCACACACACACACACACAGTCACCAAGATTCTCAGTATTGCAATCAAGATGTTGTTCAAACAAAACCCCGGCCTCCGCCTTATTGTCAGTTATGCCGATGCTGACCAAAACCACGAAGGCAAAATCTATCAGGCAGGCAATTGGTTATATGAAGGTCATGTTAATAAAGGGACGCGGAGTGCATTTATCGTCCGGGGTAAAAAAGTTCATCCAAAGACTATCCATAGTATGGGTGTCAAACAGTCACTTGAGGCAGTCCGTAAACATCTTGACCCACAGGCTGAATACTTCATTAGTAAGGGAAAACACAAATTCCTTATGCCACTAGATCAGGATATGAGAAAATACCTAGGAGAATATCTGCGCCGGAAGCAAAGAATCGTTGCGACTCCCATCCAGGGAGTAGAGGGCAGTGAGAGTCTGACCCCGGCGCTCCAATAGCTTATGAAAAAGAAAAAACAGCCTACTATAAAAGTCAAAAAGAAGGTTGGGCGACCTGAAGCAATCACGAAAGAGAAGGTCGAGCTACTTCGTCAAGCATTCATGATTGGTGCGTCTGATCGTGAAGCATGTGCGTACGCAGAAATCAATCCAGCAACCCTGTATGACTATCAGAAACGTCATCCAGAATTTGTCGAGCAAAAAGAGGCATGGAAAGAAGGTCCGATTCTGCGGGCACGGCAGACAGTTGTTGATGATCTTAAACACCCGGAAACGGCAAAGTGGTTTTTGGAACGAAAAATGCGTCATGAGTTTGCTAAAAAAACTGAACTTGGCGGCGAACTCGAATTAAAGACCGCCCTGGTAAAATTCGTCGGTGATGACGATGAATCCAACGATTGAGGTCGAGTTTCTTAAGCCCTTCAAAGAGCTATTCAATCCCTACTGGCGATACATCGTCCTCTACGGTGGTCGGAACTCTGGTAAAAGCTATCAGGTGGCAGAGGCGTTGATTCTTCGATCCCGTAGGGAGCAGCTTCGGATTCTCTGTACCCGGGAGATTCAGAAAACGATCAAGGATTCTGTCCACAAACTTCTTAAGGATATTATCGAGAAGTATGGGTTTGATGAGTTCTACATCACCAAGGACTCAATCAAAAACCTGGCGACAGGCAGCGAGTTCATCTTCAAAGGATTGCGGTCAAACATCAACGAGATCAAAAGTACCGAAGGCATTGATATTTGTTGGGTCGAGGAGGCTCAAGGAGTGACCAATGAGTCCTTGGACATTCTCACCCCAACCATTCGTAAGGAATGGTCACAGATCATCTTCACCTTCAACCGATTTACCGAACTCGACCCAGTGTTTGTGAAATTCGTGCTCCATAAGCCGGATCGTACCTATGTGAAGATGGTCAATTTTGATGTCCTCGAACGTCACGGCCTGCTCACTAAAGAGATTCAGCTAGAGATCGAACACGATAAGAAGAACTATCCGGCATTGTATACCCATAAATGGCTTGGGGAGCCATTGTCGCAAAATGAGTTCGCTATCATCGGCCGGGATGATATTCTGAAAGCAATGAATCAGGAGGTTGAGTTAACGGGCCTTAAAGAAGTCGGGGTGGATGTAGCCCGGTTTGGCGGTGACCGCAGCGTATTTTGGATGCGCCAGGGTCGCAAGACACTCAAATGGGAAACTCACGAGAAAAAACGCACGACTGAGACGTGTGATCTATTAGAGGACTTCCTAGGGTTTGATACACGGATACTACTCAAAATTGATGATGGCGGGGTTGGCGGTGGTGTCGTTGATGAGATGATTAAGCGTGGTTATCATGTCATCGCAATTAACTTTGGTGGTGAACCGAAAGATAAGGACAAATACCCCAATCTTATTTCGGAAATGTGGTTTTCGTTTGCCAGTCTGGTGACTGATCTTGAACTGCCACTTAACCAGGATTTGCTCATGGAACTATCTACTCGCCAATGGTCGATGGATCGATTTGAACGTCGGTGCATTGAAAGTAAAGACCAATACAAAAAGCGTGGCTACCGTAGCCCGGATCTTGCTGATGCCTGCATTTTGGCCTATTTTCAGCGGGATATGAGCCTGCCAAAATCACCTGAGACGGAACCCGATCAGGGTGGTAAAGTATTGCCCAGTTTAATGTCACGGAAATTTTAGAGTATACTCAAGCTAAATAAGGAGTGCGGATGGCGACAAAAAGAAAAGTCGATCTCAATACCGAGCTTGGCGGGACTGGTACAGTCATCACTGGCGGTATCATCTCCGACAATGACTATAATTCCGATCTCACTGGTATCAATGGGATCGATATTTATGACCAAATGCGTAAGGGTGATGCGACTGTCCGAGCCACACTCCTCTCAATGAAATTGCCGATTATCTCCTCCAACTGGACAGTTGAACCAGCCAGCGAGGACGAGCAGGATCAGGAGATTGCTGAGTTTGTTGATAAAAACTTATTCGAAGATCTCGATATGAGTTGGCCGGAGTTTCTCCGCCAGGCACTCCTCTATCTTGACTATGGCCGGATGGTGTTTGAGAAGGTCTATACAACCAACGTCTATGGCCAAATTGTCCTCAAGAAACTTGCCCCCCGTCTCCCACAGACCATCTATGCCTGGGAAGCTGATCCAGGCGTGCCGGGGATTCACCAGATCATGCCGACGGGCGGTGAAGCTAAAATTCCAATGGAGAAGCTCTTGGTGCTGGTTAACGAAAAAGAAGGTGATAACTGGGAGGGGATCTCCATCCTCCGGTCCGCTTATAAGTCGTGGTATATGAAGGACGCATTCTATAAGATCGACGGCATTGCCCATGAGCGTCAGGGTGTCGGTATCCCGTATGCGGTCGTGCCCGATGGTGCGTCAGCAACCGACCAAGCCGAGGCTGAAGAATGGCTGAAGAATCTGCGGGCCAATGAACAAGCTCGCCTCAAATACAAAAAGGGATGGGAGTTCGGATTCCTGGATGCCAAGGCCGGAAGCAACCGCCAGATCATGCCTGCAATTGCCCACCATGACCGCCAGATTTCAAAAAACACCCTGGCACAATTTTTGGAATTGGGTGCAACATCTTCTGGCTCTCGATCACTGTCCGAAGACCAGAGCGAACTATTCTTGCTCTCGCTCAAAGCTGTCGCCCGCTACATTGCTGATACCATCACCAATCAGGTTATTAAACAGTTGGTGGATATGAATTTCTATGTTGAGAAATACCCCTATCTCAAGTTCTCAAACATTGATAAAACCGATGTGAATATGCTCTCGACAGCCCTGCAACGCATTACCCAATCTGGCATGTTAACGTACGATCCCGGCCTTGAACGGCATATTCGCAATGAGATGGGCTTGCCTGAATTGCCCGAAGACCTGAAGGAAGAGAAACCCAAAGAAAAATCGACACCAAAGCCATCAGAAGACGAGTCGGATGACGAGAAATTGTCTATGACGGAACGGGAAACCTTGACAGAAAAAGTTATGACCATGTTTGAAAAGGTTGACCATGCTCTCACTGAAGGAAAGTAGTTACGAACTCGCCGAGCTATATGCGTCACTCCAGCCAGGCGAGGGGTGGCATCCTGAGTACAAAAAGGATCGGGATGCCTTCAAAAAATTGATTGCGACGAATATCAAGATTCGCCGTCATTTCACCCGCTATTTTCGTGATCTAGCTGGTCGGGTTGGTCAACGGGTCAATTGGGGAGAATACAATGCTCGTCTCATCAAGGCTGCGGAACCGCTTATTACGGACGATTGGCCAGAGGAGATCGTGACGATCAATGTTGATCTTGACCAGATTCTCTTTGATTCGTTCTCGATCGGGGCATTGGCCCAAGAGGCAGACTTTGGGTTTTCGTCTGGGTTTATGCCAGGTGATGATCTCGCCCAGGCTGCGTTGCGGAAGTATACCCTTCGGTTGGCCGGGGATATTAACGAGACAACGATCAAGCAGGTCAAACAAAATCTCCTATCGTCACTCAAGCAGGGCTTCAACCAATCCCAGGCCACAGACCGTCTAGCGAAGTTGGTTGATAATCCCTACCGGGCTGGCATGATTGCCCATACGGAGACTGTCCGAGCGTATTCGGAAGGTGTGCTGAGCGTCGGGGAACGGGTAGGAGCCGAGTATAAAATCTGGTTTGATGGTCAGCCAGGGGCGTGTAACGTCTGTCGACCATTAGATCGGATGGAAGTTCCGTTTGATGAGGATTTCCCAACATTGCTTGGCCCCCGACGATCCACCCCTGCTCACCCATGGTGTAAATGCCTGACAAAGCTTAAACTAAAATAATAATGCAAGAAGGAGTATCTATGCCGTACCCGGGAATGTCTAAATCCATGCAGAAGAAAATGGAAAAGTGTGTCGCTGAAGTCATGAAGGACGGGAAACCAAAAGAGAATGCCATCGCCATTTGTCGTACTCAGCTCAAGGCGTCAGAAAATGTCTATGGCATGATTGATCTGTTTAAGGGCTCAGAAGGCCAGCCGGTATCCCGTGTCCAACTACTTATTGCTGCCAAGTTCAACACAGAGAAGTATGGTGAGTTTGAAGTCACCACGACCCACCTCGAGCAGATGGTAGCCAATGAAAACATCCGTAAGGGTATTCCGATTGATATTGACCACGATGGCGGAGAGGCTGCGGGTTGGATTACCAATTTGGCCATTGAAAACGGCAACGAGTTATGGGCCGATGTCGAGTGGAATGATCTTGGCAAGGATAAGCTGAAAAATAAACGCTACCGCTTCATGTCACCTGAGTTCACCTTCAACTACATTGATCCCGAGCATGGAACATTTCATGGGGCAGTGTTGATTGCCGGGACGCTCACCAACCGTCCATTGTTTAAGCGACTTCAGGCATTGACAGCCAGTGAAAAATTGACAGATGAGGAGAAGGAGAAATATAGTAAAATCAGCCTATTCCTCAAAGCAGATGAGGAACAGAAGGAAGGAGACCCAATGCTTACACTCGAGGAAATTCGAGAAAAAGATGTGGCCGACCTTACCGATGAGGAGAAAGCGTTTTTAAATGAACACGCTGATGAACTCACGGATGAGGATAAGGAGAAGTTCGGCGATGTCTTGGAAACTGAATCTGAGGAGTCTGAAGATGCTGATTCAACGGATGACGAGTCCGAAGAGTCTGAGGAATCTGAGGATGAGTCAGATGAATCGGACGATACGGATGACACAGAGGAATCCGATGAAGCCGATGGATCGGCTGAGGACAGTGGCGACGGTGAGGGTGGTGCTGAGGATGCGGTCAAGGGTAAAGAAGCGACCGTTACCATTAGTGCTGCTGAACTGGCGACGCTAAAGGCTCAGGCCGAGGAAAACAAAAAGTTGAAGACGGAAACCTACGTCAACAAAACGTTCATTGCGTCTGAAAAGGGTGGGAAGGTATACCCGAAAGCACGCGGGCCGTTGGTTGAATTGGTGATGTCATTCAATGACAAACAGAAGGAACTGTTTGAAAAGGTCATGGATGCTGTTGCTGAGATCAAATTGAGCGAGGCTGGTTCATCAGCTGCTGAAATTGCTGATCCGGTGGCCAAGATTGACCAGCTAGTTGAGGAAGCGATGAAGGCTGACGAAAAACTTAGCCCAGGCAAAGCCCTCCTCAATGTTTCCGAGGCACATCCAGAACTTTTCAAGCGTGTTGAAGATCAGGCATAAGCCTAGAAAGGAATAACCATGTCGCAATCCAATTACGGGCCGATTAAAGGATTCAAGGCAGGTGCTGACCTGTCCGCAAAGCAATTCTTCATCGTGAAGTTTACGGCTGCCAACACCGTCGGTCTTGCGTCTGCTGCAACCGATGTTTTGCTTGGTACCCTTCGCAACAAACCAGAGCAAAATGAGACTGCCGAGGTTCATCTCATTGGTGCTGGTGGTACGGCTAAGGTCAAACTTGGTGGTTCTGTCACAGCTGGCAACTTCCTTACCGCAGATAGTGCTGGCAAAGCGGTTGCTACTACCACAACGGGTAACTATGTGTTGGGACGGGCACTCGAGGATGGTGATGCCGATGATATTATCGAATTTGTCCCAATGGGCCACGGTCGCTACGCTGCTACTGCCTAAGATTAGTGAGAGTTAGAACGAAAGGAACGCCATGCAAGTACGTGATGCATACGCCGATAAGGTGTTGCGCAACCTCTCAGTGAAATACTCGAACATGCTTAACGGCATGGGCTATATTTCTGAGAAGATTTTCCCGGTGGTCAAAGTCGACAAGAAAACTGGTATCTACTTCGAGTACGATAAGACCAACCTTCGTATACCGTCGAATACCCGTCGGACGGGTCGTGCCCGAGCCAATGAAGTAACTTACAACGTCACTCAGCAGACCTATGGCCCGTTGAATGACCATGCGCTTGAACACTTCATTGATCGAGATGTCCTTGAGCAGTATGATAGCCCGCTTGAGCCTCGCACCGATGCAACCGAGCTCTTGACTGAGGCGATCTGGCTTGAGAAAGAAAATGCTCTCGCGACTACTCTCGCCGACACAGCTATTATCACCCAGAACACCACCTTATCTGGCACGTCACAGTGGAGCGATTACGCTAACTCCGATCCGTTTGCCAACATCCAGACCGCAATCAACACGGTCAACACTGGTTCTGTTCGTATGCCAAACACCATCTTCATGGGCTACGACGTGTGGGCGAAACTCATGCACCACCCAGATCTCCTTGAGCGTGTTAAATACAGCCAGTTGGCCGTCTTGACCCTCGAACTCTTTAAGAGCTTGTTCTCGGAAAGTGGTATCGCAAATGTCTGGGTCGGCAATGTTAAGAAGAACACCGCCGATGAAGGTCAAACTGACGCGATTGGTCAAGTTTGGGGCAAGCACCTATGGGTTGCATACGTTGAGCCTTCACCGAAGATTAAGGCTCCATCCCTGGGCTACACCATGACCCTCCGTTCACCACGTGAAGTGGAACGCTGGACTGAGCCGGGTGTGAAGGGTGAGTTCGTCTCGGTATCTGACTACTACGAACAGAAAGTTGTCGCTGCGAACGCTGCCTACCTTGTCAAAAACGCAGTTGCCTAACTAGGTTAAAGAGAGGAGATGTCATGATCTTACTTCGTAAGACGGTCTCCCGACTTCAAACTGGTATCGGACTCCAGCTTCGGGATAGTCTCGGGGCTGGAGTCGTCTGGTAATACATCAATAAATCACGGGAGGAACAATGAAATTAGAAGTCTTAAGCACAATTATGCATGATGGCGAAACATATAATGCCGGGGATAAGATGATCGTTGATGCCGAAATCGCTCAGACCTTGATCGATGCTGGTGCTGCTCGTCAGGAATCTGAGGTTACGAGTGAACAGGCTGAAGAGCCCCAGGAAACAACCGAAGAAGTGGTTGGTGGACCAACCAACGAGACAGAAGAAGTTGAAGAAAAGAAAACCAAGAAATCAAAGAAGGGGGCCTAAATGACGAAGGTTACTCGTCGTTTGCGTGGACGAACGGCACTCGATAGTGCCGTAATCAACGGCCAGAATATGGACGATATCGCAACCGAATTGGCTGCTCTTGATGGTGTGACAGCTGACGCCACTGAAATTAACCGCCTTGACGGTGCAACGACTGGCGCAGCTGTACCGAGTAAAGCCGCTCTCTATAGCCCTGACGGTCGCCTAGCGCGCGCGAGCGCAACTAAGGCCGCCGCTGGCACTGTTCAAGGAGATGCAACCGCTCTTACAGCTGAGATGAACATTGTGACTGGTGCTGATGGTACGGCTGGGGTCCGATTGCCACCGGGTACAGCAGACCACGTTGTAATTGTCGTAAATACTGGCGCACAAGCTCTGAAGGTTTATCCTGCGACTGGCGCACAGATTAACAGCGCAGGCGCAAACGCTCCTGTTAACCTGGGTGGTGAGCGTATGGCAGTCTTTATCTGCCGCTCAACAACTCAATGGTACTTTGACGCAGTGTTGCCAACGACGACAGCAACTCGCGATGAACTTCAGAAACTTTCAGGGTTGACTGCCGAAACTGATGAATTGAATGCGCTTGCCTTTGGAAAACTTCGTACAGATACAACTGGCACAGGCACAATCAATACAAATCGCCTAATTTCTGTCGACGGTGCAGGCGATTATGTTGAGGCTGACACTAACGAGGCGAACATTGTCGGGATTAACGACGAGGGTGCGCAGGTTGTTGATGCCGCGATGTTTATGGGTATCTACGGCAATTTCACGGCTGTTGCAGATGGCCCAATCCCTTACGGCGCGCGACTCAAATCCTGTAAAGCTGGCCGCGTAGGCGTATTAGTTGATAGCTCGTTTGCAAACGTTACAATTGACTCTGATACTGGCGGCAACTTTGCTAATCAACCAGCTAATGACTCAGTAACAATTGTTTCAGATTCAGCTGGAGACACACAAACCGTTTCAATTTACGGTACAACTAATGGTGGTGTAACTGTAGTCAAGGAAGACATCGTTCTGACTGGTGTGACACCTGTTATCACAGTCAAAGCCGACTGGGGTGTTATTCTAGGTATTGAATTATCTGGCAATGCAGTTGGCACAATCACTTTCACTGAAACGTCTGGCGCACAGACAATCACAACTATCACCGCGGGTAATGCCTCGAAAGGTGTTGTGAGTGTTCCAGTGGGCGATCAACCAGCTTACAATGTTCCTCCGCGAGCTTTTGCTGATGCGGGGACGACTAAAGTTATTGGAATTGTCGGTACGGATGGAGACTACACTGCGTCGCTTAAAGCTGTAACGCTTGCTGGCGCAACAGTTGTTGATTTCCCAGCCGATATGAATAAGGTCACAAAGCTGCTTGTGGGTGATGTCGAAAGTGCCCGGACAGCAACAGTGACAATTGGTGCAGCCGAAGATCAATCTCGGAAGATCGGTAAGGCACTCGGCAATGCTGCTGCCACTGATGATCCGATTGATATTCTGTTGTCGCTCTAGGCGGTATGTATGGCAAAGATTCAGTATGTAAACAAGGTCGTCGATGTTCTGGCTTCCGCTGCGCGGGCTGCTGGTGTAGCTCAGGCAAGCACAGTTCTCGATGTTGAGGATTTTCGTGAGGCGACGCTCTGGGTTGACTTAACAGCCATCGGTGGAACACCCGATACGACAGCCCTGGATGTCAAACTCCAGTGGAGTCCTGATAGTTCTGGGGAAAAGTGGGTGGACGTAACAAGCGGATCTGTCCAGCAAATGACTGGTGTCGATAGTGAACTGATCGCTGCCAAGGAAATTATCCAGGCCAAGCGATTACGGGCGCTGTACACCCTCGCTTTCACAAACGGGACAAACCCAACGGCGACCTTTCAAGTATCAATCGGTTTGACAAAGTTTTAACGAGTTAAAACGTGTAGCAGAGGCAGGATTCCAGCAATGGGCCTGCCTCTGTTATATTGAGGGTATATGGACGCTCATAAGAATCTCGCTGAATCAGTTATCACTGTTGCTCCCTCACCATCACTGACGGGCACAACATTGACGATTACAACTGGCGAAGGCGGGAGATTCCCGGCTGCACCATTTAATTGTACGATTTGGCCCGATGGGGCGGAGGCGACACTTGATAATGCTGAAATTGTCCGTGTCACAGACAAAGGTGCTGGACACAATTGGACAGTCACGCGGGCCCAAGGTGGCACAACTGCTAAGGCGATTCAAGCTGGTTACCGTATTGCTAACACTATTACAGCTAAAACATTTGAGGACATTGAGGATGAATTTGATCTATACGCGCTTTTAGCTGGCCGTGCTGGTGGTCAGATACTTTATGGCGGATTAAATCTCGGAGAATCACTTACAATTGGTAGCAATGCTGCCAGTGGTACGAATATCACACTCACCGACTCAGCACTGGATCTTAATATTGGTTGGTTCGCTGGGTCACTTACGCACGCCAATACAGATAATCGAACGTACACGCTGCCAGATGCTACGGGAACGGTCGCACTCACGTCAGACTTCACCGATCAACTTAATTGGTTTAGCAACATCACGATGTCTGGGAGGCTTTGGGGTGGAATAATCACCGATAATGGTGACGGGACAGTTGCGATTGCAGCGGGTGGTGGACTCTCGAAAACAGATGACGCTGGCCCATCAGCAGTACCGACTTCCTTGAACGAAGGGCAGGGTGATACAGTTCATTATGTCTCTTGGGATGCAGTGGCGTCGCTCGCGTTAACGGATAATGCATACAACTACATTTACTACGACTACGAGACAGACTCGATTCTTGCGACGACCAACTATTATGCTATTTCGTTCACGCGTGAGTTTACGTTAGGTAGCGCATATCGTTCTGGGACAACAGTAACTGTTCGCCTTTGCGGAACAAACGCGTGGAACTTCAACCGTCGAGTTCAGTTATTCGGCGAAGAAGTGTACCCGATCAAACGTGCGTCAGGGATGATCGTCAGTGAAACTGGGACACGGAACATTGCGGTTACTGCTGGCGTCCTATGGGCGGAACTCGTTAATCGGTTCACAACCACTGCGTTCGACAGCTCAGGTGCTGGCAGGTTTACGTACTGGTACAGGAACGGAGTTGGTGGTTGGACTTCGGTTGCAACGCAGAGCCAAATTGACAACACCCAGTACGATGATGGCGATGGGACACTCGGGACGCTTACAGCTAATAGATATGGCGTTCACTGGGTGTACGTCGTCCATGACTCAAGCGTTCATGTCGTCTACGGACAAGGCGATTACTTACTCGCACAAGCACAAATCACCACTCCACCAGCAACACTCCCTGGAATCATCTCATCATATGCGACGCTCGTTGCGAGGATTATTATTCAGAAGAGTTCCGCGACGTTTGAGGAGATCGACAGTGCGTTTGATATCGTTCTCGGTAGCTCAAGTGTAACGAGCCACAACGATCTCTCTGGTATTCAAGGCGGGGCTACTGGTGAGTATTATCATCTTACGTCAGCAGAGCAGGCAGTCGTTCAGGCTACGTCTGGATCGAATACTGGCGACCAGCTCACGTTTAAGACCATCGCAGTCGCCGGGCAAGACGATGTTGTCGCAGATACAGCGACTGATACGCTTACGCTGGCTGCTGGATCAAACATTACGATCACGACAGATGCCGCAACGGATACCGTCACGATTGCATCGAGTGCCGGCGCTGGCGGGGGAACGAGTCTCAATACACTCACAGGCGACCTGACGATTGCTGGGACGACGAACCAGATTACGGTTACGCCATCTGGGTCAACGCTTACGCTCTCGACGCCACAAGATATTCACACGGCTGCTGCGCCGACGTTCGCTCGCGCGACATTGACTGGTGGGACGATTACGGCATCAGCTCCGGCAATTACTGCGACACAAACCTGGAATAACGCGGCAGTCACGTTTGCTGGGTTTTCACAGAACGTTACGCCGACTGCTGCGGCTGTCTCCTCGTATTCATTCCGGTTCACGATCGGCTCGGCGTACTTCCAGCAAGGGATTAAGGGGAACCTTCTCCAGGTTGCTACGCTAGACACAGCGAACCCGACTGCTGCGAATGACCTAAATATTACATTTAACAACGGGACGTACTCGTACACAGGGTTCAAGGTCGCAGTCACGAACACGGCATCGTCGACGACTTCTCGGGTATTCAATCTAGGGTCTGGCAGCAACACGCTTCAGATGAATATGGTCGGTGGCTTACTCCATACTGTCAACTTAAACTCTGGGTCATATACGAGCGGTATCTCTTCAACTCAGACATGGAACAACGCCGGATTTACAGATAATGGCCTCCTCATCGCCGTTACGGACATAGCATCTGCTGCTGCCAGCCGCCTCATCAAGACGACGGTCGGTGGAACAGAAATGTTCGCTGTCGGGAAAGACGGGAGAATCTACGCGCCGATGTACCAGTTCCTCGGCGGGACAGTCTCGGTGCTCTCGGCTGCTGGCGACAATAACAAAGCAGCCCTCGGTGGAGCGTTTACGTTTAACTCTGCAGTTGCAGGTGCATATACATATCACGGACTACTTATTGATCTCACTGACACGTCATCGGCTGTTGCGTCGTCGCTCATCTATATGAAAACAGACGGATCTGAACGGTTCCGGCAGTACAAGGACGGCCGGTTAAACGTTGCGACCGCCGAGCAGACATCGAACGTCGGGAACGTCTTTAACTTCACCACGACACTAAACGCTGCATTCGTCATCCACTCATTCGACGTTGATGTGACGAACACTGCATCTGGTGCTGGATCGACGAAGTTCCGTGTTACTACAGACACAACTCCTGACTTGCGTGTTATGAATACCGGGTCTGTCGTCGTCGGGAACGCTGCACTCGCTACGAACGCAACGACCGGATTTTTCTACTTCCCATCGATGGCAGGAGAAGCGTCTGGGACTCCGACAGCATTCACCGGACTTACCCCAATGGCGTACGATACGACGAATAACCAGCTCCAAGTCTATGATTCTGGCTGGCAGGTTGTCGGAGATCTCGTAAAGCTCGACGAAGCGTCAGGAGCGGCAGCGTCGTACTCGTTTCCGAATATCC